CTAGCGACAGCAAGTTACTTAAATTGTCAATGGCCATGATTGATGATGTGGCCAAAACTATCTCTACATTCATGAGCGACTACAAAGCTCTTGACCCAGCCGAACGCCCCAAGGTCATGTTTGTAATTGACAGCCTGGGCATGTTGCTGACACCCACTGATGTGAATCAATTTGACGCAGGCGAAATGAAGGGTGATCTAGGACGCAAGCCCAAAGCACTTACTGCATTGGTGCGCAACTGTGTCAACATGTTTGGCAGTTACAACGTGGGCTTGGTGTGTACCAACCATACATACGCCAGCCAGGACATGTTTGACCCTGATGATAAAATCTCAGGTGGTCAAGGTTTTATCTATGCTTCAAGTATTGTTGTTGCTATGAAGAAGATGAAACTGAAAGAGGACGAGGACGGCAACAAAATTTCAGACGTGACTGGTATCCGCGCCGGTTGCAAGGTCATGAAAACACGCTATGCCAAGCCGTTTGAAGGTGTGCAGGTCAAGATCCCATATGAAACAGGCATGAGTCCATATTCGGGGCTGGTGGACTTGATTGAGAAAAAAGGCCTGCTCAAGCGTGAGGGAAACAGCCTGGTGTTTACCACAAGTGATGGCGAGATCATCAAGAAGTTTCGCAAAGCATGGGAAGCCAACACTGACGGTTGCCTTGACACTGTGATGAAAGACTTTGGCAATCAAAAGGATGCCACACCTGTTGTTGACATTGAGGAAGAATAATGGAACATATTGTAAGTGAAATCTGGAGCGAGCTCAAGCGTTACATAAACTCAGTGGATCGCAGTGAAGCAGCTGACATAGTGGTATCAGTCATGGTCGACAACGACTGTGCAATAGATGACATACGTGATGCCTTCAAGGGTGATTCAGACATCAAACGTGCCCTGACCGACTACATGGATCAAGGACACAATGAAGGCAGCGAAGAAGAGGAAGAAGAAGAACTTGACTACGACGAAGAAGACTGGGAAAACTGATGTGGTACAGTCGAGTAGTTGCAGATCTAGCAGCCATTCCTGATTTTATTTCTCACTACGAAACCGAGCTTGAGTCAGCCAAAACCAACTGCAAAATTGGTGGCCTAATTGAGCGCAACATCAAAGAGCTGCCGGGCATAACCGAGCATCGTTTCAATCAGTTGCAAGAGATTGAAGCAGTGCTCAATTACCTCAATATACAGTTGAGAAAAATACGGCGCCGACACTTTCAAAAGTATCTTGAAGGATATGCTCGTGCTCTTACTTCTCGTGATGCTGAAAAATACGTAGATGGCGAAGACGAAGTCATTGACTTTGAAACCATCATCAACGAAGTAGCCCTGCTACGCAACAAGTGGTTGGGCATACTCAAGGGACTGGATTCCAAACAGTGGCAAATGGGCCATATTGTGCGTTTAAGAACTGCTGGCATGGAAGACATCCAGGTGTAAATACCTGCATGAAAATTGTACTTGTAACCGGCGGATTTGATCCGCTGCATTCTGGGCACATTGCCTATTTCAAAGCTGCCCGCACACTGGGCGACATGCTGATTGTGGGGCTCAATTCAGACGAATGGCTCACACGAAAAAAAGGTCGGCCATTCATGCCATGGACGGAAAGATTATGTGTGATAAACAATCTTGCCATGGTAGACGAAGTGTACACATTTGACGATGAGGATGGCTCGGCCAAGGAGTTCATACGTCAAGTCAGAGCACACTACCCTAACGCAACCTTGGTGTTTGCCAATGGTGGGGATCGTACTGACAAAAACATTCCTGAAATGGATGTGGTAGATAGCAATTTGGAATTTGTGTTTGGCGTGGGCGGATCCGACAAACGCAACTCCAGTTCATGGATTCTCGAAGAGTGGAACAAACCGCGTACATCACGAGCCTGGGGGTACTATCGTGTGCTACACGAAGTAGGGCCACACACCAAACTCAAAGAACTCACTGTGAATCCAAAAACTTGCTTGAGCATGCAACAGCATGATCAACGTGCAGAGTTTTGGTTTGTGGCCGAAGGCAATGCCGCAGTGTACACCCTGAACCAATCAAGCGATCACGAGTTGGTGGGGCATTATGGCTTGCATGAACATATTTTTATTGGCAAAGGCCAGTGGCACATGCTGTGTAACGAAACAGATCAACCACTAAAATTGATTGAAATACAGTACGGTGAGAATTGCATTGAAGAGGACATCAAACGAGCATGAAAGAATCACCAATTCCAGTGTTCATAGGTTATGACCCACGCGAAGCCATTGCGTTTCATGTGTGCGCAAACTCCATCATACGCAACGCCAGCCGACCAGTCAGCATTGTTCCTGTGGCCTTGAACTTGTTCAAGGACTATTCAGAAACACACACTGACGGCAGCAATCAGTTTATCTACACACGTTTCCTAGTGCCATACCTCATGGGATTTACTGGTGCAGCAATTTTTATCGATGGCGACATGATTGTACATGGCGACATTGCAGAACTTTGGGACATGAGAAATTCTTACATGGATGTGCAAGTGGTCAAACATGATTACAAAACACGTATGCCAGTAAAGTACCTGGGGTCCAAGAACGAAGATTATCCTAGAAAAAATTGGTCAAGTGTTATACTATGGAATTGCAACAGTTTCCCCAATCGAAAACTCACTCCAGAGTTTATTCAAAAATCCACAGGGGCTGAACTACATCGCTTTTCCTGGATAGATGATGCCCGCATTGGCGGATTGCCAATTGAATGGAATTGGTTGCCCGACGAGTTTGGACCCAATGCCAATGCCAAGCTGTTGCACTACACCTTGGGAACTCCGTGCTTTGATGAGTTTGTGGACACACCACAAAGCGAGGATTGGCACCGGGAACACGAGTTAACAGTTTACTGCCAGCAAAGCACACATGACTGACCAAGAAGAATTAGCACCATTGCCAAGATCACCATTTGACATGGTGCCCCCGGATGTACGGCAACTGTTTGAAGATATTCTCAAATATCGTGTGGATCCGTCAGGCGCATACTATGGTATAACCGCGGCCAAAATACACCAGTGCTGCAACGCTGTTGCATTGCAAACAGTGGTGGCAATTGCATCAGACCCAGGTGAAGTTAAATACAAGGAAAAAGGACACATGTACGATCCTATTTTACAGAGCTTTGTGCAAGGTGCCGGCGGACAAATCAGCAGCTGGGAGCGAGACTCCAACTCCATGATACCATGTGTGTTGCGTGGCATTGGCAAACGGAAAGAAATAGCAGCCTGCCGTGCAGCCAATCGTGACTTCTATTATGTTGACACTGGATATTTTGGCAACGGCAAAAAGAAAATCTATCATCGTGTCACACTGAATGATGTGCAAAAATTTGGTCCAGTCATAGACAGGCCCCATGACAGATTGGAACGCACCGGAGTACAGTTGACAAAATTTAGACCAGGTGCCAAAATCTTGTTGGCCCCTCCCAGTCAAAAACTCTTGAATTTGTACAACATCAATCTTGAATCTTGGTTGGATTCTACCATCAATGAAATCAAGCAACACACTGCCCGAGAAATTGTGATACGTACTAAACAAGGTAGATCAACGCGAGTAAACGACGATACCATGGAAATGGCACTGGCGCAAGATGTACATTGCTTGGTTACATTTTCCAGTATTGCAGCCGGGGAGGCATTGCTGTTGGGCAAACCAGCAATCACACTGGGACCCAATGCTGCCGCGGCACTGTGCAGTCAATCACTGAGTGAAATTGAAAATCCCAAGATTCCCACGCTGGATGAAGTTGCTGCCTGGGCGGCACACTTGTCTTACTGTCAATTTACTGAACCAGAAATGCGAGACGGAACGGCTTGGAGAATTCTCAACGGTGGCTGATGTTGTTGTTTATGTCAGCTCGGTTGCAAACCCGCGCAAACATGCTCGCAAGATTGCATGCCTAGAGGCCTTTGCCGAGGGCGCTCGCACACAAGGAGCGTCAGTTGTTGTAGAGTGGGAAAACCGGTATACTCCCAGTCACTTGGCTGTGATCCTGGGCTGGGCCACCACCAACACCGGCGGTCGAAACATTGAACTACGCAAACAAATCATTGCTGAACAACAGCGCATGGGCCGGCATACCATGTGTATTGACGCCAGTTGTTTCAAGTATCTAGATGATCACGGCAGCTATCTGCGCTACAGCCTGGGCGGCCCGTTTTACGACAAAGCTGAATATGCCAATCATGGCAGCAGTGCTGATCATTGGCAACGAATCAGCAATGATTTAAAAATTGTCATGGCACCTCCCAAACTGTCTGGTGATTACATACTGTTGTGCATGCAACGTGATGGCGGGTTTGCAATGAAATCTCTGGATCCAACAGCTTGGATCAATCAAAAGATCATTGAAATAAGACAACACAGCGATCTACCCATCATGATACGCCCACATCCGGGAACCTATGCCAGTGCTGATTTTTCAGTTTTTAGGAACCGGCAGTATCGTCAACGCCTCAATGTGCATGTGCTTGATCCCTTGGCCACAACACTAAAGGACAATCTTGCTCATGCTCATGCTGCGGTGGTATTCAACAGTTCAGCCAGTGTGGCTGCCGTGTTGGCCGGCGTTCCAGTGTTTGCAGACGACAGCAGTTGTGTGAGCTGGGCAGTGGCCAATCATGACATTGCTCAGATCAACACTCCTCGGGTGTTTGATCGAACTCAGTGGGCGTATGATCTAGCAGCGGCACACTGGAGCGACGACGATGCTCGCAATGGCAGTATCTATCAAAAGTTCTTGCCTTTTCTCAAGACAATCAATCGTGTGAAATAAATCACAGTAGATTGGGATTCCCGGTCAATGATATTTCTTTGATTCGGTTATGGTAGTCGGGATGCAGTCGTGCTATGGTAGGCACAGTTACTTGTATATCAACCACAGCGTCACCAATCTGTTGATCAGCAGGAACAAAACCATTTTGTCCAATCCAATCAATTAGCTGTTGTGCCGCATGTGGTTTGATGATGTAACTGTAGGCACCGCG